TCATATTTACGATATGGGGTACAGCATTGACCGAATCCCATTCACCAATTCTTCACTTCGTTACAAGGAGAATGTGGAGATTATGACTGAGGAAGCAGCAGCAGATTTAATGAAGATTATGCCAAGAACTTTCAATTACAAGGGATCGAATGATGAAACATTTGGTTTAATTGCAGAAGAATTAGCAGGTACAGAATTAAAGGCAGCAGTTGGAAATGACAAGGAAGGTCGCCCAGATTCTATCAACTACAGTATGTTAGTTGCGCCATTGCTTAGAATTGTACAAGATCAAAATGAGAGAATTAAAGCACTGGAAGAGAAAGTTGAGGCTTTATCAAAGTAAATGTTTATAAATAATCAGATAATATAGAGTTAAATATTAAAAAAAATTATTCTATATTATATCTAAAACTATGAGTGCATATGATAAAATTATTGAATATTTTGGTATAGATATAAATACTATTACAGTAACTGATTTATTGGGTTTTCATAATACAACATTGGTATTACCACGGCGTTCTAGTATAGCTTGGGAAATGGTTAAAATCTGTTTGTCAGTTTTAGATAAATACGATGTTGAATATTGTTTATATTTTGGTAGTTTGCTTGGATTTTTACGATGTGGACATGAAGAACCTTATTTAGATGATTGGGATATTGCTGTACCAGATTACCCAGAGAATATTAGTAAAATAAATAAAGCAATTAATGAAATTAATCAAGCAAAAATCTGCAGTCGTATTAATAATCGCGGAGCTCAAGGGTGGCAGTTATTTGCAGCAGAATGGTTTGGAAAATCATATGGAGAGAATGGGAGAAATGAAATGAATTGCATTGCACAATTAGATATATTCTATATGCATAAAAATGAATACAATAACACAATACAATGGCCACATGAAAAAATAAAAGATAAAAGAGTTGATAGAATAAACGGTATTAATTGTCAGTTTACAAAAAGAGCACAAGGAACACCTTATTCGCGTGTTTTTCCAGCAATTGAAGTAATGATAGATGGAGATAGTATAAAGTTACCTGCATGTTCTTTGCAACATGAGTTTTATCAATTTTTATTAGATAACTATCCAGAAAATGATCAATATCCAGAAAATATAGCTATAACATCACATTTTATTGGACCAATAGAGGGAACCGGATTATGGTTTGATAATAATACATCACATACTGATGTAATCAAAGCATTTTATATAATAGAAAAAAAAGCAAAAATGAACATGGAAAAGCTGATTAAAAATGAAGATCCAAATCAAAAAATATATATTCCACAACAGACAGGTTATATCATGAATATAAATAGAGAATTATATATTAAACAAGTTCCAAAGATATTATCATATGTTGATAGTATTACAAAAAATAATATATGTAAATTGCCATTGGATTATAGTTTCTACATGAGTGAATTAATTTTATATAGACCAAATATTGAGTTTCAATTTGAGATTTTTAAAAAAGATACTAAAATAAATCCAGACTATTATAAAGCATTTTTTAACTTATTAAAAAAACACAAGAGAAATTATTTACCAAAAGAGGAAGATTATATTAATGATACAATTTTACAGTCACCACATGAAAGATTAAATTATATAAGAAAAAATGGATTAGCAAGACATACTTATGGCCCACATGCAAAAAAACCTAGCATTAATGAAGTATATAGAAGATTTCACCTATCATATAAAAACTCTTCTACAAAAAATGTACAGAAGATAACTTCAATAAATTATAAAAATTTTTCTACAAAAAATAGACAGGGAATACCTTCAATAAATATGCAATTCGGAAAACTATCGTTTTAATAACATTTAGTATTATTATAATGACTAAGATAGTCATAACATTTGGTACATTTGATTTATGTCATGTAGGACATATACGTGTGTTAAAAAGAGCAGCTGCTCTAGGAGATAAATTAGTAGTAGGTATTTCTAGTGATAATCTCAATATTAAAAAAAAAGACAGATCCCCTATTTATTCAGAAAAAGAAAGAATGGAAATAATCAGTTCATTAGGATTTGTAGATGAGGTATTTTTAGAGGAATCTTTAGAACTCAAAGAAGAGTATATAAAAAACTATAATGCAGATATTTTAGTTATGGGGGATGATTGGGAAGGAAAGTTTGATAATATGCCGTGTGAGGTTATTTATTTGCAACGAACTCCATCTATATCTACTACTGCATTAATTGAAAAAATCAAAGTTTGAAACAATAATATTACATATTTAAAAATAATATTGTTTATAAGAGAATGCAGTTTAAAACATTGCTAACGATATTTGCATTAAAACCTGTATTACATACGAAAGAAACATTTTATCCTTTTTCATCATGTATAGATATTGGATGTGATCCACCACACATTGATCCTGATAATCCTATTGTATTAAAAAATATTACAAGAAATATTTGGTTACAAAATAAATTAAATGACTTAGAAGACTTTACTAGATCAAATAAAGATAAGTTGGAGATAGCAAAAGAAGTTTTTGATTTATTTGATGATGATATAATTAGTGGATTAACTCATAATATAATGGCAGGTGGTTTGCTAGAAGATTGGAATTTTGACATAATAAATAAATAAATAAATAAATAAAATAAAATTTTAATTAAATGGTATCAATTCCCAATATAGTTCATCAAACTCACAAATCAATAGAGTTTGTTCGATCAAAACCAAAATTGTTAAAAGGAGCAAGAAGTTGGATAAGTACTGGTTGTGATTATAGATTTTACAGCGATGAATGTGCAAATAACTTTATGAAGGGTTTAGAAAAAGACTTCCCTGGAATATATACAATATATTCTAAATTGCCTATACCTGTTATGAAGGCTGATCTTTTTAGATACTGTGTTGTATACAAAAATGGCGGTATATATGCTGATATGGATACTACAATAAAAAAAGGTAAAATCAAAAAATTATTATCTTTTAATGGTTTTGTATGTTCAAATGATCCACACTTTATCAATAATAATACGGATCGGCCAGAATATTTAAATACACGTTGGGTGTGTCAATGGGTATTTAGTTGTCCACCCAACTCTCCTGTATTAAATACAATCATTAGAGTTATACTCAAAAAACTTTCAAGTGTTGATATTATAAAGGAAGCTTCATTAAACAGTAAATGGTTTATACATGATCTTACAGGACCAACAATATTTACAGAGGGTATAAAAGAATATTTATTGCAAAATGGAGAAACAAAAAAATCAATTAAACGTGCGTTTGTTTGTACCGAATCTAAAGAAGTATTTGAAAAAAAAGCAAGCAAAATATTTCTTAGAAATAATATACTTTTACATCCAGATAGCTTTCATGAAGATGTAGTCACGCATATATGTACTGGATTTGATCAAGGTGGGTGGAGGGAACAAATGGAAAATTATGTTGTTAATATTTTTTATAACCCCGATAAAAAAATTAGGTTAATAAAAATTATAAAGGATCAACGATATCCAGACAATTTTAATGTTCAAATTGATTGTAATAAAATAACTGTTAGACGTATTGACAGTAATCACGGTTGGGGTCAGAACTTAATGTTAGTTGTCAAGATAAAAAACAAACACTATCCTGAAAAACAAGTAAAAGTTTTAGTGGGATCATCTGATAAAAATACTAAGGTTTTTTGTATTTAATACTAATTATGTAGATGATAAAATGAATAGTATTAAATAATCATATAAGATGACAAAACTTTAATATTAATATATAGTATATTATGAACAAAACGAATGCGTATGTAACATTTATTTTTGCATGCTTGGTAATAAGATATGTATATGTAAAAATGAAACCAGATAATATAAAGATAAGTTCATATTTTCCATTATTTGGACTGTTATATGCTACAACATATTACTTAACAAAAAAATGTAATTTATCATTATTTACAGGGTTGTTGGGTACATTTGGGAGAACAATCTATAGATATCAATCAATCGATTTAGAGTCTATAAATAAACTAAGCATAGAAAACACAATATTATTTATTCTTGGTATTAGTATACCATTTGTAGTAAGTCATTATAAAAAATTAATTAATAATAGTTACATAGATGGTTTTAATTTTGTAGGATTGATTTACGTGATGATTAGTATTATTGAGTTTTTATTACATAAATACACGATGCATTGTGATAGAGAATCTAATTTTGTTAAAATGATAAAAAAAATTCCAATCATTGGCAATGAGTTTTTTGAAACTTGTGATGGGCATATCAATCATCATTTAGATGTTGAAAAAGATATGCACATTGATGAACCATCATCAGAATCAGGATTATATATGGGGTGGAACATAACTATGTATCTTACTCCGATTACAATTGCAATTATGATGATAAGTAGAAATATAACAAATTATAAAATATCTACTAAGATGATTGTAGGAGCATCATTTGTTTTATCTTTTATATGGCAATATATTTGGAACAAGGTACATGTGGAGATGCATAATCTAGAAAATAATTATTCAATTAAAAAAGGCCCATATGATGAAGGATTGTTAGATTTAAATCCAGTTACACGAGTGTTGTTTACAAATCATGCAAATCATCATCTTCAAAAAGGAGAAAAGAAAGGAAACTTCAATGTTATTGTTATGGGTGCTGATGATTGGTTTAACTATTATAATAAAAGTCCGGATAATGTTGAATATTGTAAAACAAATAAGCAAGATAAAGTTTGTAAGTAATTGTTATCATATTATCAATAGCTTGATAAAATGATATAAGTTTTAGATATTTGAAAGAGGTGTTTAACCAACTTAGTTGGAGTATGCGAGACCTCCCATGCCGCTCATGACGCGAAGCACGTTGTAGTTGGTAGCGTAGACACGGACCTTAGCAGTCTTGGTACCCTCAACGGTAGCGTTGGAGAGGACAAGCTGAAGGGTGGCGTTGTCAATACGCGAGAAGTTGCAGCTGCCAGATGGCTGGTGCTCCTCAGGGCGAAGTGCGAAGGAGTACACGTTAATGCCAGTGTCTGGGTTGCGAGTGTGGTGCTGGTAAGGCTGCACAAGATCGAAGTAGGTACCCTCACGCTCAGAGAAGCGGTCCTGGCCGTTAAGCTGAAGCTTAGCAGTCACGACAGGGTTCTCACCCCAGCAGTGCATGTCAAGAGCGGTCTCAGAGAGCACGAACGAACCGGCATCAGACACAGCGGAAAGAGGGTTGTCAGCACCGCCATTGCCGAAACCTGCACCGAATCCGTTTGCAGCATTGCTGCCACCAGGCTGAGCGGCGCCGGTGCCGCGTGGGTTGCCACCGCCAGCAGAGTTGTAGAAGTCGTTGGCAAGAGCACCAGATGTCCAGTAGCTAAGAACAGTAGCGTTAATATCAGCGGCACCAGGGTCTGCGAAGAGACCAGATGCGTTGATGTAGTCCTCAGCATCCTTGCCAATAGACTCAGGGCCAGCGAATGCATGGATAGCATTAGGAAGAGCATCAATAGCATCAGTGTAGTTGAATGGCTGAGCACCAAGAGTCTTGAAAAGCAGAGAGTTGCAGTCAAGGGATGCGCAGTAGTCAACGTTTTGGTCAGGCTGAACAACCCACACTAGCTCCTTGCAAGGGTGGTTAAAGTTAAGCTTGATCTTGTTGGAGGATGAACCAACAGACTCATCACCAGTGAACTGAAGCTGCTCAATGAGGTACTCATGAGGGTTCTGTGCCATGCGGCGACGCTCATCGGTGTCAAGGAAGACGTAATCGACGTAGAGCGAAGCAGCAACAAGGGACTGACCGTAAGCAGCAGAGGCCTTAACATTTGCACCTGCGTTAGGACCAGCTTTGCAAGAAAGAGTGGTCACAGCCCAGAGGCACTCATCAATAGGACGGATGTCAAGGTTGATGCGGACCTCGTGGTACTGAAGAGCAATCAGAGGAAGAGCGAGTCCAGGGTTGCGGCAGTACCAGAACTGGAATGGCACGTAAAGAGTGGTCTCAGGAAGAGCATTGCGAGGAGCGCACACCTGGCGGGGTGCATCAGACGCGCAAGGTCCATCAACATTAGCGAACTCAGGATCGGTGATGTAAGTGAGCTGAGTGGTGTTACCAACCATCTTGTAGTAACCACGCTCCTGCTCCTTGGAAAGAGTGAGCTGGTTCCAGATGTGCATCCAGTCACCATACTGGCGATCGATGCGCTGACCACCAATCTCGACCTCAACCTGGGCAATCATCTGCTCACCAGGGAAATCAAGCCAGCGAGCAAAAACGTTCTCACCGTGGTTGCACATGTGCTGGTTGATCTCAGGAAGAGTTACCTGAAGGTATGTGCGGTAGGCAAGATCACCGTTACGTGCAAGGGTGCAAGTAACACGGCGACCGAAATCAGCCTGGCCATTGAAAGTCTGTTCAATAGACTCCATAGCGAAGTTAGTGTGGCGACGGTAAGTCACCTTCCAAAAAGTAATCTGTGGGTTGCCCGTAAGATAGACATCCTGGGCGCCATAAGCGACAAGTTGCATTAATCCACCTCCCATGGTATTATACTATTGCTAAAGAAAATAATTTTGGGGAAATATACCGAAATTATCTTATTTCGCCGCAGTTATATCCATATTTCTTTCGATAAACTCTTTTAGGTATGCGTCAGAATACACTTCTTTACGCCCTTCATGCTTCTTGGTAAAGTGGTAACTATCGATTTTCTTAACAATAGTCCAACCATCATTAAGAGCATTGAATATGAATGCCATCTTTCTAATAGTGTGCATATCAGGTGAAAAAACTTCATCAATCGTAATATTAATGCTATTGTCTAATAGATTAGCCATTTAACCTAAGTTGCGAACAAAGTATTTAATTTTTAACGTTTTAACTACAATATTTCATAAGTAATAAAGCTTTCATTGAAATACTAAATTAAAAAGTTAGTGTTTCAACATAATATAGTGTATATATGCCTACTTTCAAGCCTAAAAGTAGTAAAACTATTCAAGTATGTGCGAGAAGTACAACTACTCTTGATAGTAAGCATCGCGAACTAATAGAATCAATAGAGCGCGATGAGAATGAAACCTTGCCAGCATTAAAAGCAGAAAAAAAGAAGTTTAAAAAATTACTAAAGCGTGAAGAAAATATTGAAAAAGCTTTGGAGTTACAAGATAAGATAGATAACTTATCTGCTGAAATTAAACAGATCAAAAATGCTAAAAAAGAATATTATCTTGAAAACTCTAAATATGTATTTGAATATTATGAAAATAAAAAATCTACTGCTGCTGGAGAAGGAAAAGCAAAAGTACTAAATGCATTTTTTAATATAGCTACTACCAAACCATCAAAAAAAAAGACAAGTATGTCAGATGTTCAGAAATATCTGGCAAATGTAGATGAAGAGTTTTTAGATGTAAATAATTTTGTTGTTCAAACAGATATATGCCAAAAATGTCATCAAGGAGAATTAGTTGCAATAGATCATGAAGGTATCATGGTTTGTAATAAATGTTCAGCAACAGTACAATTTTTAATAGAAAATGAAAAACCATCGTATAAAGAACCGCCAAAAGAGGTATGCTTTTATGCATACAAAAGAATTAATCATTTTAGAGAAATATTAGCACAATTTCAAGCTAAAGAAACAACTCAAATACCTGAAGATGTTTTAAATGATATAAAAAATCAAATCAAGAAAGAAAGAATAACACAAAAACAGTTAACTAATAAAAAAGCAAAGGAAATCCTTAAAAAGTTAGGTTATAATAAATATTATGAACATATCCCATTTATTAAAGATAAATTAGGAATTAAGCCACCTGTTATGAGTCCCGAACTTGAAGAAAGGCTTTGCTCTTTATTCATGGATATTCAACAACCATATGCAAAATATTGTCCTGAAGATAGAGTTAATTTCCTTAATTATTATTACACTGTTTATAAGCTTTGTGAATTATTAGAGCAAAAAGAGTTTCTGCCTTTTTTTCCAATGCTTAAAGATAGAGAAAAACGAATCGAACAGGATGAGATTTGGAAGAAAATATGTCAAGAATTAGATTGGGAGTTTATTCCGACTGTCTAATAGATTGTATAATATCATTATGATGATTATACATAGCAGTAATTCTATTACTGATTTCTACATATCTCTCTTTTACACATTTTATTAATAGGTAGTTTTTACCAGAAGTGCTTTTAATAACAGCAATAATAGCATTATTGTTGCTGCGATTAAGATTTACTACAGCTTTATAGAGATCTTTTTCTTCAATCACTACATATATGCTATTTGTGAATCTTTTATAAATAAAGTCTACTAGATCATTGTTAATTTCTTGTGCATGCTGTAAAGACCAACGACTCATCGTTTCTTTGTTAAATTATTGAAAGAAATGATGTTATTAAATGATACGGATTAATACTTACCGAGGGAAGCCCACAAGGTTGGCACCAATGCCAAGACCAGCACCACTACGAGCATTCACAGCCATAGAAGGAAGGTAGGTATCCATAATACTAAATGTGGCAGCAGCAGTAAGAGCAATCAATGCAACCTCATCAAGTGCAAGAGAGCGCTTTGGAATAGCAAAAGCAGCAATAGCGACCATCAAACCCTCAACTAGGTACTTAATAGCGCGCTTAAGAAGTTCACCGAGATCGATTCCCATGTTCATTATAGTTTAACATCAGAAAAAAAGTTCAATGCGGAAGAAGTTTAAAAAGACTTTATCTGTAATATCATAGAATGACAACTGTTGGAAAAGAAGCCCCGAAGGGAGTAACTACTCGCCTTAATAGTGATGGTATTGTAAATCCTAAATACGTAGATGTTTTGGATGAAGATAAAGCTATCGCTGGACAAAAGTTTGTATGTATATCATTTATTTCTCCTGAAAAGATCTTGGAGGAAAAGAATACATATTTTTTTAAGCAATTCCTAAAGCGATGGGAATTGCAAAAATCATTAGAGAAGTTTACTCAGTTTCTTAGTTTTGTTTCTCATAAACATGATGTTTCATTTGATGCACTAACTAAAGATTTAGAAGATTTTGTAAAAGAAGAGAAGGATAATCTTTTTACATCATCTCTAGAAGATGAATATAAGACCTTTGTTGATAACAATGAAGAACGTCTTCAATCCGAGTTTGATCAGGATAATGAGTTTCAAACTAGCACTCGCGGCGTAAAAGTTCGAGGTGCTTTTCCTACTCAAGGAGAAGCTGAAGTTAGAGCAAAACTTTTGCGTGAAGTAGATCCTAACCACGATGTCTTTGTTGGTCCTGTAGGATTGTGGATGCCTTGGGATCCAGAGGCTTACAAGACTGGTCGTGTTGAGTATTTGGAAGACGAACTAAATCAACTTATGCACGAGAAAAAGAAGAATGAGGCAAAAGCTACTCGAGAGTTTGAAGCACGTGTAAAGGAAGCTAAAGAAAGAGCAATTGAAGATAATAAACAGAAGGCTTTGGAATCTGGTAACAAGCTAACTCAAACATTGGATGAAAATGGTAATCTGGTTAGTGTAAGAGACGTGTCAACATTTGATAATTCTGTTGGACAGACAGCAACAGCTTCTGATATTCGTAAGGAGCTATTTGAAGATGAAATGTT